GGATGGCCTACGGCTCCTGATGCAGAGGCTGATCCGTATCACGTTAGGTATGTCTAATGTCTACGTGGGCAGGAAATACTTATAATTGGAATACAATCCCTTATGCTTGGGATGATAGATTTGCTAATCCTGCTAATGCAACGCTTGCTTTATCTGGTAAATTGCCTATAGCGCATCAGGGAAATATTACTTACCCTGCTCATGCTACCTTAGTATTTAATGGATTAACCCCTAGTGTAGATTTGACTTTTGCTCCATCGCCCGGAGTAGGAACTTTAACTGTAACTGGTCAAGTTCCAATCTTTGCTAAAGGAGTTTTTAGAACTGTTCCATACTCAACGCTTACATTTAATGTTCCAAAGTGGAGCGATATGTCTGCTACTTGGGCGGCAGTTTCTGGCACTTGGTCTAGTTATGGAATGGCCCCAACTGTAGGGCAGACTTATTCATATGATCCAGAAACAGGTATATTTGTTATAGAAGGATACGGATCAACAGTTGTACATAAAGACCCAACTTGGAAACCAACAGTATGGATAATATAAAAAGAGAAAAAAAAATATCTTGGATTGCTTTGGTTGAAAGCAAAGACCCTGCTATATACACTAGGCCTGTTGCCACTTATGTGTTTAATGATGGCAAAAGAACTTTTTACAAGCCAAGGAAAAAATAATGGATATTGAAAAGTCTGAGATTTACGATTTAACTGATCATCTGTTAGCGAAAAATGTTGCGGAAACTTTGGATAAAAAGTATCCCGGTTGGCTTTGGGGCGTTCATGTTATGGATGGAGTAGTTACTGTAAAGTCTATGAGATTGTCTGGAAACTGGGGATTTGTTATTCACGCTGACAAAATAGACAACGATTATAAAACTGTTATGAGAGCAGGCGGTGAGATTCTTGAAAGATACAATCAAAACCGAGGAAAGTTTAATCAAGATCGCTACAGTGATTTAGTTATGGATGATAGAAATCAGTTAAACGGAGACTTTAGTTAATGTCGCTTATTAATCCACAACCTTCTTTAGAGGGTGAGGCTATACCATCTGTATCTGGAAGTTTAAAAGATAAGGATTGGTTAAACATTGCCAGAGAAGCATACGACTCTTCAACAGAGTATATGGATTCTAATTTAAGAGATCAGTGGGAAAAAAATATATCCAATTTTAACAGTAAGCATCCGTCTGGCTCTAAATATTTAACGTCTGCTTATGACAAACGCTCTACTCTTTTTAGACCAAAGACTCGATCTACTGTTCGCAAACTTGAGGCGGCTATGGCTACTGCGTTCTTCTCTAATGAGGACGTAATGGATGTATATCCTTCTAATCCAAATGATCCAGTATCTATTGGAGCGGCTACAGTTGCAAAGTCTATGATGCAGTATAGGCTAACAAATACTATTCCTTGGTTCTCTACAATGGTAACGGCTATACAGGATGCGGCGATATATGGAACTGTTGTATCGCACCAGTATTGGGAGTTCCAAGAAAAAGAAGACACCTACTACAGCGTTGATGCTTTTGGAGACAATGTTGTAGATATTGATGGCAAAACTATTACAGAAAAAGAAAACGTTACTATTTCAGACAAGCCTATTATTGAAATTGTTGAACCAGAAAACTTTAGGATTGACCCTGCTTCTGATTGGTATGACCCTGTTTCTACTAGTCCATATGTAATTCATTTAATTCCTATGTTTGTACAAGATGTAATGCAAAAAATGGAAGACGGAGATTGGAACAAACTTACAATCAGCCAGTTGCTTTCTACTTCAAAAGAAAACGATGATAGTATACGCCTTACAAGAGAAGAGCCTCGATCTGATCCTTTAGAAGATGAGTTTGAAAATATAGAAGAATTTAAAATTGTTTGGATACATAAAAACATTGTAAAAAAAGACGGTGATGATTACTGTTACTTCACTGCCGGAACTGATTACATGCTAACCAAACCAAAACCTCTTCTTGAAGTTTACCCTTGGTTGCGTGATGGTGAGCGCCCATACGTTATGGGTAAATTAAACATTGAATCTCATCGTTTATATCCATCAGGCACTGTAGAACTTACTGAGGAATTGCAAGCCGCCTCTAACGACATATGGAACCAGAGATTTGACAACATTAAGTTGGCAATGAATAAGCGTTACCATATTCGTAGGGACAGGAACATTGATCTTGATGCATTGTTTAGGTCTGTTCCGGGTGGAGCAGTTGAGATGGATGATCCAGATCAGGATGTTCGTGTCATTGAAACACGTGATGTTACTGGTTCTGCTTATGCAGAGCAGGATAGAATTAACTTTGACTTTGATGAGTTGCAGGGAAACTTTTCTACATCTACAGTTCAAAGCGCCAACACTATGAACGAAACAGTTGGTGGCATGAATCTGTTAAAAGGTAACACTAATATTATTACTGAGTTTGTTCTGAGAACATTTTCTGAGACTTGGGTAGAGCCAACTCTTAAACAACTTTTGCGTCTTGAACAGTTTTATGAAACAGATGAAGTTGTTATGTCGTTAACTGGACAAGAGAACTATGCAGGTAAAGATCAACTTGTTGATGAACTTCTTAAGCATGATGTCATTCTTAAAGTGAACGTAGGAATGAACGCTACTGATCCAGTAGGCCGTGTTCAAAATTTAGTATACGCAATTTCAAATGTGTTTCAGATTCCGGGCATGGAAAATAGAATTAATACTGAAGAAGTGGCTAAAGAAATATTTGGTCAACTTGGATATAAAGACGGTGCAAGGTTTATTTCAGAGCAGTCTGGTGATCCTGAGATTGAACAATTACAGGCCGAAATTCAACAGTTGCAATCTATCATTGATTACGATCAAGTTAAGATGCAAGGCAGATTGCAGATTGAACAGTTAAAACAACAGGCCTCTCTTAGATCGGCTCAGATAAAAGCACAAACTGATATAGCAAAAGAACAGATGGGTATGCAGAAAGATGCAGGCTCACTTGCTATTAAACAAAACGAAGCAATTATAAAACAGCAGGATGCAGATACGCGCAGGGCTGAACTTATGTTGCAAAGAGATGCTTTAATAAATCAGATTATTTCACAGCAGTCAGAACCAGTAGACAAAGATAATGTTTCTAAAGCAGGAACAATGGCAAGAGATAAATACAACAAAGTGCCATACGCACAGGGATAAATGTCAGAGTATTATGATCCGAGTCTACCCAATGTAGACGACTTAATTGAACGAACTCAAATTGGGCAGAAGACCCAAGAGTTTATTAGAACTCCAACAGGGAGATCATTGCTTGATAGAGCATTAAACCAATATAGAGAAGGTATTAATGGTTTTCAAGAAATGGCCTTTCAGGAGTGGCCCGGTTCTTCAGAAGAAGAACTTAAACATTATAGAAAAATATCTTCAAACCTCGCTACCCCCTTATCAGTTTTAAAATGGTTGGGTGCGATTATTTCAGACGGAGAGACTGCGAATAAATTAGCAAGGTACAAAGAAGAGTAACCTTGGAGGTTAAAATGGACGCTACCCAAAAGGATGCGGAAGAAGTAGTAGAAGAAGTAGTAGAAGAAGAAGTTAAAAACGAAGAGCAAGAAGAACATGTAGATCGTGAAGTACAAGGCTCCAGAGAAGACATGCTTAAACGCATAGTAGATGAAAGGGAGTCTGAAGTAATTAAAGAAATTGGTGAAGAAGGCGTATACGATACTGAAGAACTTGAAGAACTTGAAGAAGTTGAAGAAGTTGAGGAAGTTGAGGAAGACGCTCCTGTGTGGAAACACGAAGGTCAATGGGTAACCAAAGTTAAAGTAAATGGTCAGGATGTTGTTGTACCATTTGACGGGTTAAAATCTTCTCACCAAAAGGATGTTGCTTCTCAGCAAAGATTTCAGCAAGCCGCTCATAAAGAGAGGGTGCTTGCTCAACAGGAGGCTCAGTTGCGTCAGTATGCGCAGAGTCTTCAACAGAAAGAATCTGCTCCATCCACGGACGAGCCAGAAGATGGGTTTGACTACAATAAAACTGTAGAAGAATACCATCAAGCGTTGTATGAAGATGATGCGGCAAAAGCCGCAAATTTGTTACAGACCTTGACGGGGCGCAATACTGCTACCCCAAATATAGATGAGGCTGTAGATAAGGCTGTTGGACAAGCCTTTGCTCGTAGACAAGCCGAACAAGCCCAAGCAAATCAAGTAGCATATGAAAATGAAGTTCATAATGCAGTTTCTTGGTTTGATCAGGAGTACCCTGAGATTTCTCAGAATCCTGATCTTAGGGCTATTGCTGATAATAAAACGGTCACCCTTATGAAGGAAAATCCTTCTTGGACACCGGGACAAATTATTTATGCGGCGGCTGAATATGCGAAAGAATGGACAAATAATAGTTCTGCCCCTCAACAACCTAATAAAAGAGTTGAGAGAAAGAAGAAAATTGTCCCACAACCTAAGTCTGCCCGACAGTCTGCCAAACCTTCTGAAGATGATAGTGGGCCTAAAACCCCAGAACAAATTATCGAAGAAATGCGTCAGGCAAGAGGGCAATTATAATCAATAACTTTAAGGAGATAAGTAATGGCTGGACAAGTATGGTCAGTTAATACCTCCGGTGGTTATATGTATGCGCTCAATCTCAGTCGTGAACTGAGAATGGCCGTACAGCCGATTGTCAAGTTCCGTCAGTTCTGTGACATTAAAGATGCGGCCCATCAAGGGTTGAATCGAGGCGATACATTCCACTGGAACGTGTTTAGCGACGTAGCCACGCAGGGTGCAACCCTGACTGAAACCAGCACTATCCCAGAGACTTCTTTCACGATTTCTCAGGGTACGATGACTATCACCGAAGCGGGTAACTCTGTTCCTTACACAGGTAAGTTGGATGACCTGAGTGAACAGCCGATTCGTGAAGTGGTTCGTAAAGTGCTTAAAAACGATGCGAAAAAAGCGTTTGATAATCTTGCTTCTGCTCAGTTCGACACGGCTAAATTGCGTGTTGTTCCGACTGCGGGAACGAGTACTACCGCTTTGACGCTTACCACCAACGGTGTGTGTGCTATTAACAACAACGTTGCTCTTGGAAAAGAGCATGTTAAGTTGATTGTAGACACGATGAAAGAGCGCAATATCCCGGCTTATACTGGCGATGATTATTACGCTATTGCATGGCCGTCAACTTGGCGCGCACTTAAGAATGATCTGGAAGGTATCAAGCAGTATATTGATCAGGGTTTCCAGATGATTATGAATGGCGAAATTGGTCGCTATGAAGGTGTTCGCTTTATTGAGCAGACTCACGTTGCTAAAGCAGGCATTGGTACTGCATCATCTGCATGGACTAACGGTAAATCCGATTGGGCTGTGTTCTTTGGTGAAGATACCGTTGCTGAAGCAGTTGCTGTTCCTGAAGAAATTCGCGGAAAAATTCCGGGGGACTTTGGAAGGGATCGTGGGATTGCGTGGTATTATTTGGGAGGTTTCGGCCTCGTTCACACACAAGCGGCTCAGTCACGTGTAGTGATCTGGGACAGCGCGGCTTAAGGAGAAATTATTATGAGTTATAGTGATCCTCGTCCTTATATCTACCAAGATACAGTTGAAACTGATTTTGGTGCTGGCACTGGAACTGCTTGGAGTTTCAAAGGACCTAGTGGTAAAAAGGGTTCGTTGAAAAATATTGGTTTGCATGTCACTGAAACTTTTGCCGATGATTCTACTACTGGCAAAGTTTTGGTAGGTACTACCGCTGACCCTAATGCTTATGGTCAGTTGGAAATTGCCGATACGACTGCGGCTACCA